TATTTCTTGATTTTCAACAAATCTATAGAAAAAATAAATCTTCCTAATGTTATAACTATATGAGATTCTTTTTTGTGTTACAACAACTCTATAGAAAACATAAATCTACCTAAAGTTATAAATATATGAAAGTATTTTTTGTATTATCACCCCCAAAAGAGATTTATTTTCTAAACAATTAAATATGAAACAATAATCTATTGAAATCTATTGCAATATTAATATACTATTATAGTAATAATATTATTTTTTATAAAAAATATGATACAATTTAAGGCGTTAGATGTAGACAATGAATACATCAAAGGACGAGAACAAAACAAACCTATGCAGTACAAGCATACGTTTCAGACCATACTACAATACATGAGAGATCAAGAGATTAAACAAGGGATTGATGTATCAGTGAGAAACTGCACTCTTGAAGATTTCCAAAGATATGTGACTGGCAATTTATCATTTTGTGATCTATGAGTTGATCCAATAACGGCGGTGGAAATATTGAATTTTCCAAAGGTGAATTAAGCATTGAACTTATGGCAAAAAAAAGCACAAGGTTAGCGTTGTGTGAATGAAGTTTTAAGTACTTTTTTATACATTATTTTTTGACTGATATAAATTATGCTTGATTTGCTGATTTTCATTATCAGCGGTTCGATGCTATAGAAAATGATGAAAAAATATTTGTTCAATGAATGAGAGCTGTTGCTAAAACAACAATTCTTTGAATAGCAAATATAGTTTGGAGAATAGTATATTGAAAATCAAAGTTTATCACAACGCTTTGTTATGATATCAAAAAATCAAGTGCGTTCAATAGCATAGTTAGAAACGAGCTAGTAAGAAATGAAAAGATAAGAAAAGACTTTGGAGAAATGTATACAATGAATACATCAACAAAGACAAAAGAAAAGGAATGATTTGAAGAAAAAGGAGTCACTGAGTTTGTAACAAATAATTGAATAAAAATAAAAGCATTTGGTATGTGACAAAGTTTTCGTGGTGAGATACATGCACATAAAAAACTATGAAAATCGAGACCAGACTTTTTGCTGATTGACGATATAGACAACAATGGGAATACAAAAAACAAAAAAAGAATACAAGAAGACATGGACTTTTTGGAAATAGAAGTTATTTGATGACTTGAATTAATATGAAGCAGAATAGTACGGCTATGAAATATAATTAGAAACGATTGAAGAAATGTAAGGCAATTTACTAGGGCTAGTGCAAACAAAGATCGAAAGGTATTTAATAACTTTTTGTATGGTTATGCTTGAAAAACAACAGGAGACATGTGTTGGGATAGATATTGCGAGAACATAACAGATGAAAGAGATACATTAAAGGGCAGAACTATAAGCGTAGAAAGGTTAAAAAACGATTGGGGGAACTGATTTATGCAAAATGCTATGTGAATACCTTTGCAAGACGGTGACGTTCTTATATCTAGGGAAGAACTATTTTATATGACTCAAGATATACCTAGCAATATAGAATGTAAGGCGTATATATGAATTGATCCGGCGTTTTCTCTAAAGGAATGATCTGATTGAGTCGGTATATGTGTGACCTTATTTGCAAAAATAGATTGAAAAGAGCATTGGTGGGTAGTTAAAGCATTTGCTTTGTATGGAAAAGAAAAAGACGAAGACAATATAAAAAAAGTAGTTAGATGATTGTATGAAGAATACAACGTAACACGTGTATACGTAGAGAATAACAATTGATGATGAATCATACAAAGAATATTAAGCAAGGATTGAATGGCTTCCGAAGCCATAAAGACAGTAAGAGACAAAGCTACAAGGTTTTTAGAATGCAAGGGAGTTATACAGTCTTGACAAGTGTTATTTAATAAAAATTGATGCAAGGCGTTGTTAGAGCAACTATATTGTTTTACTTGACAGGATTGAGGAGATGATGATATTGTTGACGGCATGATGTTGACAATTTCACCAAATAAACAAAAAAGTATATATTTTTTACAATAGCAATTTGATTTTTTTGAACTAAAATGTATTATAAGCAAAAGTCTAATAATTTATATCAAAAAATCATATGTTTGACAAGCTAAATAGTTTCATTGAGAAATTAAAGTCATGATTTGCAAAGTCTGTAAGTTCTACGGTATGATGAACTTTTGGATCTTTTGGAAATGCAGAAACAATAAATTATTGATTATATTATAAATTATATAGAAGAAATACAGACTTACGCAGGGTTATATCAAAAAAACAAGAGATTATTTGATCGTTATTGCGACAACTAGTAGACGAGAAAGGAGATGTAATAGATAATATAGATATATACAATGAAATAAAAGAAATATTGAACAACGAGAACTTGATGATTGATCTTGATTTTAATAATATATTAAAAAGAATTGTTAGGGATATGGACTTGACAGGAAACAGATATATTCATATTGTACGCAATGAAGCATGATTACCAATATGAATACAAGTTCTTGATCCTAGATATATTACGGTGATTGCTGATGAGTATTGACAGTTGTACTGATTTATGTACAGGATAAAGTGAGACATACAACATCTGAAAAAAGAAAATGTAATACGAGACAAGAAAGATAGTGATCCCGAAAATGAAATATACGGTTATGGTATAATGGAGACGTTGGTAAATGACATACTTGCTGATAATGAAGCAGGGAGATCTAACTATGCAATGTTTAAAAATAATATGATACCTGCACAACTTATTATATTAGAAAGTTGACTTGACCAAAAAGAGGCACAAAGTGCAATTGATAGCATGAGACAAATGTTTTCTTGATGAGGGAGTGCACACAAAGCATGATATATATCGGGAGTCAAAGAAATAAAACAAATACAAGAGAATGCTAAGGATATGGAGTTTATAGCTTTACGCAGGTTTTCTACAGAAAAGATATGTACGGCGTTTGGAGTACCTAAGACTATGATATGAATTAGTGAATGAGTCAACTATAGTAACGCTAATATGTTTTATAAGGAATTTATTGAGTGAACAATAGAACCCGAAGAAAAAAACATTGAGAGAATGATAACAAAGATTGTACAAATGTTATATCCAAAATTACACTTTGAATTTGTAAACAACCATATTGATCAGTTAGAACAAAAAATTGATATGTATATAAAAGCTATTGACAATTGAGTTATAACAATTGACGAGGCAAGAATTGAACTATGATACACAACATTTGATATTGACGAAAGCAAAAAACCATTAATTAAAAGATCTTTACAGTTGCTCGATGACGTAGGATTGGAGGACGTCGATTTATCTGAAGTATAAAAATGACATTCAATATAAAGGTTATACAAGAAGAAAAAAGACTAGCAAAAAAGATAAAAACAAAGCTAAAAAATATATGAGTAAAAATATCTAATTCTTTGATTGAAAATCAAAAATCATTTGTAGAGGATTTATTTTATTCTGTATTGGTGGATCTTTGAGACATTACGCAAGACGTTGCAAAAAGCACAGGTATTGTATATGATTTAGGTATAAATAGAGCTTTTAGACAAATTAAAAGATTATGATACGGAAATATCATAGATTTTGACAAAATAAGAATGGCAAAAGAATTATATATTTCTAGTGCTATATTTGAGAATTCTACAACGTGATTTACTCAAACAACTATATCATGAATAAGGGATATCATAGCTGAATGATTGGGAACGTGAAAATCATATACATATATTGCTGATCGTATAATGTGACAGACAAAACACTGAATACTTTCAGTATCTAGGGCAAAATTGATAGCAGTTAATCAATTAGGTCGCTGATATGAAGCATCAAACAAACAACCATATACACAATTATTGTCAGTATGAATTTGAGTTGAAAAAAAACGGCTAACAGTATGAGATCACAAGGTTACACCTAGTCATACAGCTAACCAAGAAGAATGACGAATATTGTTAGATCAATTGTTTTCTTGAACAGGTGATGATATACCACCTGCACAAGACAATCCACGTTGTAGATGTACATTGCAATATAGTATTGACGGTATAAGGTAGCAGTTTGCAAAAATCAAGAAAAAAAGTAGTATAAGTTATATTTTATAAAAAAAAATACAAATGAAGTTTGATTTTACAAAATTACATGCACTAGAGACAAAACAAATTAAGGACGTTGTAAAGCATTTTCAAGTTGAGATCAAATCTATGGAAGAAGTAGAAGATTGAAATATCAAGATTGAATGATACGCAAGCACTAAAGATTTGGATAGACACGGCGATATCGTTGTTGCTGAAGCTTGGAGAGATGAGAGATCTGTGGAAGAATTTAAAAAAAATAGCATATTGTTGTTACAACACAATCAAGAAAAAGTATTGTGAGAGGTTACAGAGCGAGAAGTTGACGACAATTGATTAAAAATAAAAGCAACTGTCAAATATGATGTTGATTGATGCAAAGAAAAAATATTGAACGGTGATCTAAAATGATTTAGTATATGATTTTATGTTGGTGAGTTCTTCTATGCAGAAAAAGAAACAATGAGAAATATTAATGAATTTTCTCAAGAAGAAATGGAGGAGTTGTGATACGAAGATATAGTAAGAATTATCAAAACAGTTTCATTAATTGAAATAAGCGTTGTTGCTATTGGATCAAATCCAAATACTTTATTTACTTTGTCAAAATCTATGAAATCTATATTCCCAAATATTCAAGACATGAAAAGTGTGTGAACAGTAGAAGAAGTAGAAGAAGTAGAAGAAGAAGTAGTAGAAGAAGAAGAAGAAGTAAAAGAAGTAGTACTTGACAAGGAGGAGGGAGAAGTTGCTGAAATTGTAACACCTAAAACGACATCAACTGAAAATGTTGATGAAGTAAAGGAAGTCCAAAAGTCACTAGATACTAAGTCATTGGTTGATATATTAGAAGTAAGACATCAAGAGCTTTTAAATTCAATCAAAGAAAATGAGCTAAAGTTGTTAGAAATTCAAAAGAAAATCAAAACAACACCTGTGGAACTTGCTTTATTGTCAGTTTGACAATTGCAAGATACGCAAAAACACTTTAGTAAAATTGATCACATACAATCTTTTTATAAGTGAAATTAAACCTTTTTTATTAAACTTTTTTTAAACAATGTTAAAACAACAAATTATCAAATCTCTTTACAATCTTTATAATCTATGATTAAAAGATGTAGTTGCAGAAGAAAACTTAAAGTCTATTTATGCAAGTCAAGGGATAGAAGAATGACAACAATTATCATTCAAACAAATTAAATCAATGAAATTTAGCGAGTTTTTGACAACTAAAGCTAATGAAGCTATGTCAACAACACAAGATGCATTTGGTGGTGATCGAGTTAATGGAGAAATTCTTGTTGATGCAATTATTTCTAGGGTAAGAGACACAGAAACACTGTTGTCGTTCATACCAAACCAAAGAACTATGGCAAATCCTATCGAAGCAATACCGGTAGAGTGAGCAGATGTTCAAATGACAGCATTTGCTGAACAACCAGACGTTCCTTGAACATCAGCAACTAAAGTAAAAGCTTGAACACAAAAGCTATTGTTGACTGCTAAGAGTTTTGGTGCAACTGTATATTTTACTTTGGAATTGTTAGAAGATAGCGTACAAAATATTATGTGATACGTAGAAAGCAAGTTATTGCAAGCATTTGTAACAACTGTACATAATGGATTAATTAATTGAGATATTGACAATGTAATTAATGGAACGACTGTAGCTTGAAGTGTTGTAAGATCAATCAATGGATTGAGAAAGAAAGCAATTGATGCAAGTAATGTTGTACAAGGTTGAACATTAGACATTTGAGATATAAGAGCGGCAAGAGCAATGTTATGAATCAAATGAGTAAAACCAGACCAATTGGTTATGGTGTGTGATTATTTGACATACAATAAATTGCTATGACTTACACAAGTTGAAACTATGGAAAAATTTGGTAATGCTGCAACTATCGTAAACGGAACATTGACTGCTATTGATTGAATTAGAATAGTACCAAGAGCAGAAGTACCTCTTACATTGGCTACTTGAATTGTTTCTAATACTCCTTCATTAAACGTAGCTTGAAATATAATCATTGCATACGCACCGTCGTTATACTTAGGGCGAAGACGTGCATTGATGATTGAAAATGAATATGACTCAACTGTACAACAATACTATTTTACATGATCAACTAGATTTGATTTCAACGCAAACGAATTTGATTGAAAATGTGTAGCTGTTATTACTAATACTGTTGCTTAATTAATGGGGTAGTTCCCCAATATTGGACGCAAGTATGTATGCGTCCAATATTGGTAAACTATTTTATGATTATATATACAAATGAAATTAAAAGCACTTATTGACGTAAAAATTAGATTTGAAGACTGAATTAAAAGAGACGTGAAAAAATGAGATATTGTAGAAGTTTGATACATGGATACAGTAAACTTTTTTTGTCAAAGAGGATTTGCAAAGATTGAAAACAAAGACATGTGAGACACATTAAACACTAAAAACAATATAGCAGATAAGAAAGAAGCAATCAAACAAGCAAGTAAAAAAGCAAGTAAATAGTTTTAATATAAAAAAAATAAGTATGGAGGCAGATATACTTGCATCAGTGAAATTGTATTTATGAATATCTAACGCGAGCAAAGATAGTCTATTTAATTTGCTAATTGTTCAATCAATTGCAAGTATTAATAATTTGCTAGATGTTGATAGTTTCGCAGTTGCTACATATACCGAAAAAGTAAGATGTACGCAAGGGAAAACCATAGCGGTAAAAAACTTTCCTTTAAATTCTGTCACTAGTATTGATTGAGTAACTGATCTAGAATTTGATATATATTGAAGATCAATATATTTGACAAATGCAGTAGCTAATGTAAATTGATTTAATACGGTTGTATATATAGCTTGATATTCAACGCTACCATCTGATATACAGTTGCTATATGTATTGTATACATTGTGACTATATAACAACAGGCAAAGCGTAGGTATTAAAGCATATAGATTGTGAGAAGAAACAATCACATATTGAGACAGTACTGAATATAATACAATACAAAGTATTTTACAAAAATACAAAAAAATAAATGTTGTATGATAAAGAATATACACTATACAGAAAAGTAAAAACAGGAAAGATACGGACGTATAGTACAAACGCAACGTATACAGATGTTTGTTCAATTCAACCTGTTAATATAGATGTAGAAATATGACTTGACAATTTACCGTCATTTGAAGCATCTAGGTTATATACAGAAAACCTAGACATCTTGACTGAAGACAAAGTCGTTATTGATTCTATAGAATATATTGTTTCTTGAACTCCAAAGAAATATCAATGAATACTGAAAAACAATTTGATCGCACTAATAAAGAAAAAATATGATTAGTACAAAAATCACTTTGTCGCCTACTTGAGGTATAGATTTCAAAAGTATACCAACAGCAATACAAAAAGGATTGTTACAGTCTTGAACTATGATACAGAATACAGCAAAAGAAAAAGCACCGTTTGATACGTGAACATTGAGAAGATCAATAGCAATGAACACAAGATCAATATTATCATGAGAAGTAATTGTATGAACCAAAGTAAAGTATGCTAATGTTAGAGAATTATACAACAAAAAAAATCCGTCTAAAATATTATATATGAAAAAGTCAATCGAACAAAGAGAAGCACAAATATACGCTTTATTTGATAATCTAATAAAATGAGCTTTACAGCAGTAGCAAATCATTGGAAGACAGAACTACAAATACTTGTATCACAAAACTATGTGACAGATATATACGCATACAATCCAATAGAGGTGAAGAACTGACCTTATATTTCTTTGTTCCCTGTTGAATGACAAGAAACTATACGATCAAGTTTTGAGAATGATAATTCCTATATATTTATGATCAAATTAATAAATAATAATATAAAAGATGAGTTATCTTCTGAGAATGATATGTTAGAGACGGCTGATGTGCTATTTGATATTTTAAGGAAAAAAGCTATATTTAGTTTTACATGATGAAAGTGTCACAAGTCAGAGTTCACATACCAACGATGACGAGCAGATACCCAGTACAATATGAGAGTACTTGACATAAAAGTTACAAACTTTATTTTAAATTCTATACAATAGCATGGTACACATTGGAAGATTAAACACGGTAGGACGAGCTAAAGAAACTACAAAAGGGACGCCTGTTACGGTAACTAAGCTTATATCAGCGACTGAAGTGAGTTTTAGACCATTAGCAATAAAGGTTGACGACACAGGGAGTTTGTGAAGCATTGATGCAATAACAGGAAAAGATTTAGCACAACAAAAAACAGAGATATCTATTGCATGATGATTGAAACCTAATAGAACATTGGAACTGTTTGAAGCTTCTTTATGAACTTCTTCTGTAGCTTGATCTGATCCATATACACACACATTTACATTAGCACAAAACAACGAACATCCAGCTTATACTATTTTGCATAAAAATCCGTCAATTGACGAAAGAGCAACGTATTGTATGCTAAATGAATTTGCTATTTCTGTAACAAACCAACAACACGTACTATACACATCATCTTGGATATGAGGAGCCATATCAACAACTAGTAGCTCGGCAACATATGATCCTGAAGAAAATTTTTTATCAAGAAAATGTCAAGTAGAAATCGACGACTCTGTTTCATTTGCTTCTCCTGTTGTTCTTGATTTAAGAAGTTTTAATTTGACTTTTTCTAAAAATCTTCTTGAAGATTACGTATTAAATAAGGTACAAGTTGCAGACTTATACAATCAAGCATTTGCTGTAAGCGGAGACATGGAACTTACATATAAAACTACTTCATTGAGGGGGTTGTCGTACAATAATACGAAAAAATCTATAAGGATTACAATAGTTGGTGATGAAGAAATAGCGGCAGGAGAATTCAACACTATTGTTATTACATTGTGATCGGTCACTCTTGATGACTGGGATCATTCAACAGGTAATGACGATATAACAACACAAACATTGTGATTTGTTAAGGAATTATGAAATCCTACAAACATATCATTGACGGTAAAGAATACAAGAGCATCATTATAGTTTTTATACATACTTATATACAAATGGAAAACAACGAAAAAAAATACGACATTAAACCTATGACTGTAGGTATTAGAGCAAAATATCAAGAAATTATAGCAGAATGATCTGTTATTGACAACGATTGAAAGGTAAACATGTCTATTAAACGGGTAGGAAAGGCACAAATGTATCTTGTAGGAGCTTGTACATGATTAAGCAATGAAGATATAGAGAACATGGATACACAAGTGTTTGATAGTATTTTAGCTGAAATAGAAAAAAAAAAGCAAAACACAGTGCAAGAAACCAAGAAATCATAAGTAAAATACAGAATAGGGAATATTCAGACGAGCAAATGGATTTATATATGATGAAAGAGATATACCACTGTTCTCCTGTAGAATATAGCAAGATTGAACTACATGTATTGGAATTACACAAATCTATAGTAATGGAAGAAAAGAAACAAACGAAAATATCAGAAAAAAGAATTGAACAACAACAAAAAGTAACTAAATTATTAAATAAATAGAATATGTCAAATTATGTTGTAGATATACTGATAAAAGCAAACGACAAAGCAACAAAGGAAATGAAAAAGGTTTCTGATGGTTTGAGAGACTTTCACAAAAAAAATAAAGAAACTTTTGAAAATATGGCGACTTGATGAGCTGTTGCGTTTGCTTGAATAAGTGCATGAATATTTAAGGCTACACAAATGGCGTCAGATGCACAAGAAATATTTACAAAATTTGATGTGGTTTTTGGTGATGTTTCTGATGCTTCTGAAAAGGCGGCGAAAAACCTTAGGGATAATTTTGGTATGGCTTCAAGCACTGCAAAGGAGCTACTAGGAAATACATGAGATCTATTGACTTGATTTTGATTGACTTGAGAATCAGCATTAGATCTTGCAGAAAAAACAAATCAATTAGCAGTCGATCTAGCATCTTTTACTAATTTTTCTTGAGGAGCTAAGTGAGCTAGTGATGCATTAAATTCAGCATTGTTATGAAATGCTGAATCAGTAAAAGCTTTGGGTATAGTTATACTTGATAGTGATGTAAAAGCAAAGATTGCAAGCATGAGGGCGACTTGAGAACTAACTGACGAAACAGACAGACAAGCGAAAGCAGTGGCTACGTTAGCAATAGCAACTGAACAATCAAAAAATGCAATGGGTGATTTTCAAAGAACGCAAGAATGATTTGCGAATCAACAAAGGGTATTGTCAGAAAGAACCAAAGAACTTAGTGAGACATTTGGTGGTGTCTTTTTACCAATTATGACAGAAATAGTTACTAGTATATTACCTGTAGTGGCAGTTTTTTCTGATTGGATAAGTGAAAATCAAGAACTTACTAAAAACATAGTTTTGGCTGTATGAGGTATAGCTTGATTAGTTACAATCATTTGAGTTTTAGGTTTAGTAATACCAAAGATAGTAGCTTGATTTGGTTTTTTAGTTTGAGCTGTAAAATGAGCTCGCTTGGCAATTGCTACAATTTGATGACCAATTTCTATACTAAT